GTAACTTCTATATCAAACCATTAAAGAGAAATGTAAGATGGGAAGTAGGTCAGCCATTAGGCTTACTATCATCCTTTCCTAGTTTCTCATTATGGCATCACGACTTCATCCAATTTGCCGCAAACTATGAGAGGTTTCACAGTGGTAAACCACTACGATTCTTCAAACAGTATCGGCTCCTTGGAGATGATGTCGTGATTTATGATAGAGAAGTGGCACAGCGCTACCAAAACCTGATGAGTATGATTGGTGTTAAAATCAATCTTACAAAATCAGTTCTTGGTGACAAGGATAATAACCAAATAGAGTTCGCCAAAAGGCTCGCTCTACGAGGTCAGGAAATGTCATCAATCAAACATAATATTCTTGAGAAAAGTAGTGAAATTCACCTACTTGATCTCGTAGATATATTACGTGAGAGAGGTTTCATCGCCCCTGATACAGATCACTACGGTTTGCATCGGGTCCTTAAATCGGAGGACCTTCAGCGCTTTAGATATATATCTTGGTTAAGAAACAATGTTGACGCCCATCTTGAAATTAAGATAGGTTCTTCAACCTTTTGTCTCACCCGCGAGGAAATGATGCAACGCATCACGACCAAACGGACACAAAATATAATAAATAAAGCAATGAAGATAAAATCACTTGATATGGAACGGGATTTACCCGACATTCAAGATGGTTTTAAATCCATTTGCGTGCCTTGCAGTGATAAGGCCTTGACAGATAGGAGTATTGGCGACCTTTCTGGTAGCCATCCTATTGTGCTATCTCTAACTCAGACATCACGTGAGCTACAATTTCTTATGTTCACAGTCTTGGATGATTTAGAGCCAGGAACTGTTTCTCCGGTTGAGTACTTACCAATAGTTTCAGTTAAAAGTTACTTTAGTGATCTTTCGACCGCTAGAGTTTATCTTTCAAAGATACTATTAGAGTGTTTTCAAGAAGCTCTAGATGAAAGAACTTTAAGAGAACGTACACTTACAGTCAAAGAGACCTGTACCGGGAAATAATAGGTGCAGCTGGTAATACCGAGCTATAATAGCTGAAGAGCCTCTTCGGAG